ACGCTGAACGATGGCTTGCAAATGCAGACCACAGTGTACACGGTATCAAATCATCAGTTTACCGTATGCAAGATGAAATGAAAGAAGTTAAATCAAAACAATCCGGTTTTCATAGAGATGTTATGAGTCATATGCTTGATAACGGTTTTGAGTTAAACGGTAATATGACACCCGATGAAGTCTTAGAAGGTATGGGCTTAGAAGGTAAAACAAGTGAACAAAAATCACGACTAAGGGAACATGTAAAACAGTTAATTGATGAATCAAATGTAAGAGAAGTTCCTCTTCGGGTTTCTACAGTAGGTCAATTACTTTCAAGTGGTAACTTTGATAATTTTATGCTTCACAGGACACATGCCGACGAGCAGTTTGCTCAAGACTTTGAAGAAAACGGTTTACATCATGCTGTTGATAACGCTCAAGGTAGGCATAGTAATTGGAAAGCGCATCCAATTCACGGTATTTCGGGTAATGCCGCAAGGTATTTTGATACAAAGCAATTTGGTTCTAATATGATAAATAACGGTTTAAATTATTATCCAGCGAGTGATGTTGATGTACATAACAGATTAAATGCTGGTAAAGGTGGTAAAAAACCTTACACGAGAAAGACAAAAAATCACCTTGATAGTATTGTAAGTTTAGATATTGATAGAGTGAATGAAGGTAATATGACTCCATCTATGGAGGTAGTAAGAAAAATAGGTATGGACACAGAACCAGTTCCTATTGGCGGAGTCAACCCTTCTACTCAAGGTATCATGCCTACACACACTGGTGCTGATGTAGTCCACTCTTCTGCCGTTCCTCAACATTCATCGTTTGGTGTTGAGTTTGATGCTCAAGGACAACCAACAGTTGGTACTTATACCGAACCTCAATTATTTCATCCTACTTGGCAAGGTGCATTAGAAGAACTCCACGGCACAGATATGACAAAACAATTACTTGAATCAATGCCCCCACATCCTAATCCTACTCCACCTTTCATGGATTATGACAAAGAAACTTTTGATATACCCGGAGAAAACAACCCTACTGCTCTTAACTTGAGTGAAATGAGTGAATACATTACCTCTCTTTTGAACCCCGATGTTCTATTAACAAAAGCCGAGGATGCTGAATGGGTTCCTCCGGTAAGACCAATGCATCGTATATTCGATTTAAGTGACCTTGAACATCTACGAGGGTTCAGTGGCTCGTGGGTTGTAAGTAAATGGTATGATGGTAAGCGAGTTATTATCGTACAAAACGATAATGAGATTACTACCTATGATGAAAACGGGCGTAAGGTTGGATTGAAGAAAGCCTTCAAAGAAAGCCTTGCTGAATTAAACGACAATAACTTTGTCATTGATGGTATTGTAGGTGAAGAAGATTTGAACATTATTGATATTATCAACTATGATGATACCAATGTTGCTGAAATGTTGATGCACGAGCGCATGAAAGTTCTAAGAGGACAGTTTGATAGCCATGAAAATGTTATCATTCCGGGTCCACATGACACTAAAATGACTGATGATGAAGGTCTTGAAGATGCTGTTAAAATCTTACAAGAAGAACATGGTATAGTATTGTTAAGAGATAACAAGTCCACATACATGAAGGGTGAGCGTCGTCATCCAAAGTGGTTGTTATTGCGTGAAAGCCGTGACTTTAACTTCATTGTTCTTGACCGTCGAGGTAAAGGCCCATTCACTTACCGATTAGGTGCAGGGCCGATTCTTGATGGTGATGCGCTTGGTAATCGAGCGATTGAATACAAAAACCAATTCTACATGGATGTAGGCACAGCACATAATCAACAACGAACTTTCAAAGTTGGTGATATTGTAAGAGCAACTGTGACTGGTGTTACAAAGAAGCGTAGAAAAAACCGTGATGTATTCAATGTTCAAGTTCGTGAAATTGAAAGTGAAGGAGAGGGTGAAGGTGCGGCCAGTGCTGAATCTCTTGATTTAATGACAAAATCTTTTGCACCTATACTAATCCCACATGACTTAGAATACAACGATGGGGTAATACAAGTAATACTCAAAGGCATTGATACTGTTTCATATCAAGTATCGAGAATCGAAGACCAATGGTATTTACATAATCCGTCTGCCGCATTAGGCGATTTAACAAAATCAAACTATTCTTTAACATTGGCGGAAAGTCTTCATCCTTATTGGCATACTTTAGCCCCACTTATGCTTGAGGGGCATCTTGTTAAAATGGAGATGATGGAGGAAAAACCCCCAAGTCGTGAAAGACAAGATAGGCAATCGGCGGGTGTACTTGAAGAAAAAGACGAAAATCGTTTACTCAAACCTTCAACAAAGAAAGCACTTGAAGTAATGAGTAGGGCTTTAGACCAACTCGCTAAAGAAAAGTTGACTTGGACAGGACCAAAAGGTTTGGGAATAGACATGGCGACACCTGTTGAATCTCCAAGCGGTCCTACAAGATTGACAGAAGAAAGCAATTTACCCGACTATGATGGCAAAAAAAGACCCGATGAACAAGAAAAAGATACTGATTCGGGCGATGACAAGAAAAAGCCAGTTACACACATTGAAATGAAGACAGATGCAGACGAGTCTATCGTTTTAGATGACGAAGATGGCACTCCAACTCTTTCAGTGTGAAAGAAACCTTCTATATACCATGACAATGAATCGAAGGGTAATGCTATCCCTTAAGCGACCTACCTCCGGCATTGCTCTCATCAAGGGCAGTTCCGATATGGTTATCGCTGGCTATGCATCAGTAGAACTGGTGGATAAGCAGGGCGACCTTATTACCCGTTCAGCACTAAAGGATGCGTTTGGTGGGTTCATGAAGAGTGATAAGTTCCGCAATGTTCAACTCGCTCACTCAAATATTCAAGTGGGAGAAGTTATTGACTCCTATGTAGATTCAAATGGTCGGATGTGGAAGTCCGAAGTTGATGATGCTGGTATGTTTGTCGTTGTTTCACTTCGCAACGATATTGAAAAGGCTCGTGAAGTGGCCGCAGAAATCCGTAAAGGAAACCTGCAAGGATTCTCCATTGGTGGACAAGCATTCAAGAGAGTGCGTAAATCGGATGGAGAACATGGAGACTACCAAGAAATTAGTAAAATGGAACTGCACGAAATTACGATATGTGAAAAAGGAATTAACCCCGAAGCACAGTTTCGTATTTTAAAGGAGGACACCAACATGACAACAGAAAATGATTTGAATAATGTAATGAGCAGACTTGAAGCACGACTTGACGCAATGGAAAAAGGCGAAATGCCACCGGGCTTGAAGGAACATATGAACGATAAAAAGGATGATTCCGACGATGAAAAGAAGGAAAACCCATTCGCCGCTAAAGATAAAGACGAAGAAAAAGAGGATGATGACAAAATGAACTACGCAAAGAGTGAATACAGTGATGTTATAACCGCAGAATACCTAAACTGGATGGAGGACACCCTCAAATCCGCTGGTGTTGATACCATGCAAGCACGAACACACTTCGACAACTTGGAGAAGGCGCAACTTGGTGGCTTCGACAATCCCGATGCTGTTGACGGTGCTGACTACTTCGGTGGACAAGTTCGTGGCCGTGGACAAGAGAATGGCTCTCCTTCTACTGGCGCAATTTCAGCAATCACTTCAACTGGTGGTAAAACACCATCCGGCGCACTTGGACCTGTTTCAATGGCTAAGGGTTACATTAACCCAAGCAATGTTTCACCAGCCGATGTTGAAGCCGCTTACGAAGTTTACAAAGCCGCCGCACTTGAACAAGGATTCCGTGGCGACCTTGAATCTCAATTCTCATCTCGCTTTGCAGAAGAACAAAACATTGCAAAGCAAGAAGCCGAAAAAGCCGAGTTCGATGCTCGTGCGCCTCTCAATGAAGTTATGAAGTCAATTAACGCACTAAGTGAGCGCATTGACAACATGACTGTCGAAGGCACTACAATTCAAAAGTCGGCTTCTTCATCTAATGTTGAAGTTCCATCCACGCAAGACTTGAGTAACATGTCTTGGGATGAAGTACACAATCTCGCCGGTTCGGTTATCCGAGGGGCTTGAAAATAAAAAAATAATGGAGAGTGAAATATATGGCACGAGACTACATACGAAGCGTAACTGACATGGAACGGTACTTTTATGGTGCTGGCAATGCAATGGGTTATTCCTACTCCGGTAGTGAATTACTCAAGGCAGATAGCCCCATGCTATCAAGCACAGCAGGAACATACCAAGCGATTTATGGTCGTAAAGTATGGTCGCAATTGAACCAAGAGTTCAACGCATTTTCAATTCTACCAAAGCGACCGTGGGAACGCAGTGGATGGCGAGTCATCACTT